AGTAGAGTGCAAGAGACCCCGTAATAAAAGTGCGATTTCAGCGATGTAGCTTTGTGTCTTAAGTAGCTACAGAAACTTGTGGAGCAACGCCTTCAACGTTATTTTGCCTGTGAGCGATTTCAGCTTCTTCCAGCTTAATTTCAGTAATGATTTGCCTGATTTTATCATCGAGCCTAACCATGTTAAGAGTATATCTATCTTCATTAATATGCTCTTGTTCCCACTTCAACTCCAAGGACCTTTTTGCTTTGTATAGGTCTTGTATCATAAACAACCTCCTCAAAAGTTATTCGATTTAGTCCCGGATCGTAACTATTTCCGAGAGATTCCCAATTTATACTCTTTTCTCCCAACTTGTCAAGGATTGATTTTTCAAGGGAAACAGGACTATCTTCAGACAAAACTTCAAATTTTGCATGATGATCATAGGCCCATATATTTACTAGGAATTTTTTCATATTATTACTTTCTTATTAAAATGTGGCCGAAACATGTCCGGCCACAAAAAGTTTTATTAATTACGCACCTTCAACGCCGAAGATACCTCTAAAGTCAGAAACTCCAAACGAGTATCTTTCTCTAGCTTTGTATCTAACGTTACCAGTATCAAAGTCACCTTCCATTGCAGTTGTCAATGGTGCTCTAGTGAACATTTTCATACCGTTAGGCACATCAGTGATAATGTAAAACGAATCAGTATCAGTTAAGAAATTATTCACTCTATAACCTTGAGGAATCATTCCCATTGATCCTAATGCATTTATGTCATTATCAGCAGTTCCAGTTCTACCTTGAGACTTCATAAGTCTTTCAGCTGCGAATTGGTTTGCAGATGGAACAATCATTTTGACTGCTTTAGCTGCAATTCTTAAACCTCTTTCATCAGTCATGCTAGATATATCAATCATAGCTTGTTCTAATGAAGTTTCGTTTAAGTCTGCTTGTGTACTTAAAGTGTTTTTAACAGTTGTTCCACTTACAGTTGGGTGGGCAGTGTTAAATAAAGAAACAGCATCTCCTGAATCAAAACCATCTACTGTAGGTAGACCGTTGTTCAAAGGTGCCGCTGCTTTCACTTGTTTTGTGTTACTCATAGATCTTGCTAGAGCTTTTGTATATCTAGAAGAGATTCTATCGTAAAGATTATCTTCGATAGCTTCTTCAGTTATAGCAAATGCTAAAGCAACTGTTTCATGAGTGTATCTTGCAGAGTAAGACTCTTGTGCATCATCAAATGCTACACCAGATCCTTCACTCTTTACACTTGCGTTTCCGAAACCAGATAACATTACTTCTTCTTCAAAAGCTCTGTCAGATGATTCGTTAGTATAGATTTCAGCGTGCTGATTATCATACCTATTGTATTCCAGGCCGAACAGGGCGTTCAATCCTGGCTCTAACTCTTTTACGAGTTGCGTTCTTGATATTGCCATTATTTATCTCCTATTCTCTGTTAAGACCCAGAACTATCAATGAATTGATTCAAATTTTGAACCACTTCAACATTGCAAAATGCTGATGTTAAATCTCCGTTTTCAGGATCTTCAACTCCTCTGATTAGTCTCCAAGTGTGTGATGTTGCGTTAGTTGCTCCGATATCAAGCGTGTTAGATGATACCCCTGTTGTAGTGCTTCCGCCAGTATTGGCGCTACCACTAAACGTATCCATAAATAATGCATGAGCAGCAGGAATGTTTGCAGCTACTGCTGCATCTGTTGCTATATGATATAGTTGGAAGGGATTGTCATTAACGAAAGCTACGATATCGCCGCCGTTTTTTGCTGTTGATGGTGTAATAGCACCGTTATAATGATTGTTGAACGTTGGTTTCAACGTTGTTCCATCCTCATAAAAGATACCATATAAAACACCAATTGATTCTGCTGTTGTAGCGTCTTCCGCTGTAACAACATAACCTGCTGTAACTGCCACTGCTTGTCCATAGAACAAGTCAATATTGACAGCTGCATCGATATTGTAATTAGAAAGTCCGTGAGTTGAAGGTGTATTACCTAACGTTCCAGATGCTCTAAAACCATATCCTGCTGTTTGTCTATTAGCCATATGTTTTTTCTCCTTATGTACCTACCCCTAAGGGCCTCCAGTACGGTTTAATTTATTCGCTGGTGTTAGAATTTTATTTCTTAGTACCACCGAAGGTTGTGCGAGATTGCCTATCAACATTGATCGGCATACTCTTGTGCTCTTCCCTCAGTAAATCGTTTGCTACAGCTTCGTCCTGACCTTCAGCTTGACGCTTAAAATATTCAGTTCTCGACTTCGCGATCTCTTCAGGTACCCTTGCGAGTACAAGGCCACCTACCCCAATCACTCCTGCGTATTTACCATCAGTGACTACAGGATAATCAGTATCTTTATATTCATCGGCTCTAACCAATTCATATCCAGATCTAATTCTTCCAGAGATATTTTTAGAATCTTGAAATCCTAAACTCTCTGCCCGTATCCACCTATGTCGGAATCCATCCGGCGCAGTTGGTGCATCTAGAGAAGATGGAGGAGTCCATGTTTTTGGTCTTTCAGTTTTAGACCTGTCTGAACTCGCACGAGAAGTTACTTTTATTGTTTCGTTTTCTTTTGTCATATGCTTATGCTCCTTCCGTGAGTTTTATTTGTTTTGCATACTCTTCGAGTGGCACACCTAATTTTTTCGCTATCGCGACCTGTGATGATGTGAGTCTCACAGTTTTGCGTCCTGGTTTTACGCTTCTATTCGCAGAAGCAACTGACTGAACAGGCCTAGACGTATTTGTTTCAGTATTACCAAATTTATGTGGAAAGTCAACTTTTATTCTTTTGTCTATCTCCGCATAGTATTCAGCTGATTTAGGGTCATAACCCTCACCATCTACCAATTCTTTGTGTATTTCAAAAGCAGTGAACGTCATTGCTCTATCTTGACCAAACCAACTGTTTTTACCTGCCCAAGCCTCTGCTTGTGGGTCTGGTGTAGGTAAAGCTTGAGGTGTTTGTCTCTGATAATTAGCATCTTGAGACAAATCTGCTTTTGGTTGCTCAACAACTTTTGTTGTATCTTTTAAAACATTTAATCTAGCTGCATCTATAGATAGTGTAGCAATTTTTTTATTTGCTTCTACCTGTGCTGCCGCATCACCAGTTTCAATTGCAGTCGCTAATTCTTTTTGCGCTGAATCCATTCCAGTAGTAACTCTACTATCAAATTGTTTTACGTAATCATTATTAATTTGCTCATACTTAGATTCTGCAAATTTTCTTTTTTCTTCTACAGACTTAGCATATTCAGTAGCAGCATGTTCTCTTCTTTCTGCTTCTCTCATCTTACGAGTTAATTTCGCAATACGAGATTGTACACCTTTACTGTAGTCTTCTAGTTTTTCGTCTTCTTGTTTTACTGGTTCTACTTTTACTGGTTCTTGGTCCGTGGTTACTGCTTCTTCTGTAACGGCCTCGGTTTCTACAACCGACTCATCTTTTTTCTCTGATACTTCGATCTCGGCTCCCGGACCGGATGTATCAATGTCTACCATGTTCTTTTGTTCTACTTCTGGCATAGTTTCCTCCTATGGTTAATATTCATGCAAGAGATCCTCTGGACTCTCGATAGTTGCTAAAACTTCGTCATCGTTTAGCAGACGTATTTCCCCACCTTCTATTTTAATTCTGGATCCAGCATAACGAGCAAACATTACCCATCCTCCCTCTTTGCACCACGGGCCTTCAGGATATCTCTCTTTATCCTTATAGCACTGGGGACCCATCTTTAAAACTAAACCACATTGAGAACCAACTTGTTGTCTCTCAATAGTTGAATCTGATAAATGTATTCCACCTTTAGTTTTACCATCCATTTTAAATGGCAATACTAAAAGTCTCCAACCCGTTGGGTTAGGTATTTTATGTGTATCTTCTTTTTTTTCTTTTGATTGTTTTACACCTACTAATTTTTTATTCGGTAGTTGTATCTTTGATGTTGACGACTGTTCCATTTTTTTGCTCCTTATCATTTAGCAGGTTAGAGAGTTCCTGACGCACTGATTCTAGTGCCTTAATTTGTCCTACTATATACTTATAATTCTCCATATTGTCAATAGCGCCGGACGTTACCGCTATAGATAAATCTTCTAGTCTTTGATTTAAGAGTCTATTAAGTTTTACTATTACTGTTTCTAGTTGCATGTTTTTTTAAAACTCCTTTTAATACTTTAGCTTGACCCGCATGTAAATTAGAAGCTTTGTTTAAACCTTTAATTACTTTCTTTATTTTTGCTTTTGTTTTTTTCAATTGCAATTCCACTTTCTAAGAGACTTGTTTATTCTGCTATCTGGGTCTCTTGCCGTTTTAGCAGAAGTAAGTTTAGATTTCATGCCCTTCATTCTAGCACAAAAAGATTTACGTCTGTTTGCTGATTTAGAACCTGCTTTAAGTTTAGAAGGTTTTGTTGTTACTGCTGTTTTTAATTTA